TTCGGCGAGAGCCAATATAAGTCGATGATTGCACGGCAATCATCGCATTGGCTAAGACCGCCTAAGAATCCCACTACTTCAGTGGTGGGAGTATGTCAAGACTTTAATAAACAAAATGAAGAGTAATTAACTCTTCATTTTTTCTTTCAAACATTCAAAACACTCCCTACCTTGCAAGTGGTCATAGACGGATTGATAAAACAGACCGTGTTTTCCACACCTAATAGGAACATTTAATGCGGGGGAATAAATCAATGACGGCAACGAATCATACGAATATCTATCGCCATTCACTTTTATTGCTTCGGATATAAATTCTTCTTTTGTCATGTTAAATTGTATAAATTCCAAGAGGGGTATTCTTTTGAATATTCATATTTGCTTCCATTAATTCTGCTTGGTCTTTCATCATTGCAGAAGGCTTCATCTGTTCCAATCTTTCAGTTAATTCTTTCATGGTGTTGTCCCACTCTTCTTTTCCCTGTTGAGTGAACATTTGATAATCCATTGTCATTTCAGCACGAGGAATACTAACCTTTCCACTAAATGTACCTCTAACAATACCTAGCGTTTGCTTTGCCTTAGCAACAAGTAATTGCCTAATAATAGTTTTAGTAGGGTCATTTAAGAAAGCATAGTCAATCTTTGAAAGTTTTACTTGGTCTGGTGTAAGAATGACATCACCTGCGTTTGCCCTTTGACATTCATCCGCTTCATCTGCAGAATTAGTTTCATAATAAGTATACCAAACCTCACAACCAACAAGCCCAATACTACCTCCAACGCCTCCCATATATCCAAAAGATAGTTTACTACCAGGAGTACCCATTAAATGTAGTAAATGTGTTCCATTAGGGCCAGCAGTAACTTTATAGGTAAGGTCGGAACGAAGTAATCTGTTCTTATATTGAAGGTCAGTTGCTAAATAAGCAACATCAGCTGCAGGTGCAGTATAAAATCCTCCTACAGGGCCATATGCGCCGCCACCAAGTTGGGCATATCCACCTCCGAAACCAATGTCAATTCCGCCATAATTGGCAAATAATGCGGCTTGTGATACGGGAGGGTTTACATACATAACCTTATTTACGGTACGACCAGAAGGTATTATATAAACTTGTTTTCCTGCTTCGATTGTAATGAAATCTTTCTTTAATTCCCAAGGCCCTTCTTGTTGTAATCCCACTTCTTTAGAAAACCAATAACTATAATCCTTTGCCATATCCATTGTTCTAACAGATAATGCAAAAGCCATATCGGTATTTGTTATATTTTTACCGTATAATGTGGCCCACTGATTTTTAATAAGCCAGTTGTTTACCTTTTCTCCGTAATCCTCAATGCACATTTCAAGAAGTCCACATAACATTTCATCATTTAATTGGACATTACGAATGGGTGCACCTAAAGTAATTCTTACTTTTTGAAAAAGGTCTTTTATTTCTTCAGTTATTTTTGTCATCGCTTTTTTCCTATAAATAGTTTGTTATTACGAAATGAGCCACCTAAGTGAATCCATTGTTGGGTTTCCTGTTGATTTTCTTAATGTCTTATCTGAATAGAATGGCATATTAATGGGCTTAGGGTCAATAGACAGTGTTCTATTTTGCTGTGTGCTTTTAATCATTGCGACAGAAGAACTATTAATCCACGCCTGTAAGAAAGCAGCGTCTCTTTCTTTAGCCTTTTCCAAATCACCTAAATGATAGGTCATAACAAAAGTTGCCATTGCAAGACAAGTGAGTGTGTCATCGTGGCATCCATCCTGATGGTCTATTCTTGCAGCATCTCCTTTATATATCCAAGTGTCAAGTTCAGAAATTACTCGCTTACTTCTAATTTTAATTTGATTAGTTTTCACCATATTTGCAAAGAAGGTAAGCATTTGGAAACGTACAGAACTACTATGGAAACCAGGAAGTTTTCCGTCATTTGTTAGAGATAAAGATGATGCTTCTCGCTGAATTGTATAAGTCTTCAGATTAGGGTCATCATAGAATAAATTTTTATATCCTAAACGTTGTAAAGTAAGCACGGTTGCATCTCCAACTCCTCCAATACATTCAACAACGGTGAAGGCATCACCATAATACTTTGCATACCAATAAATCATTTCCCCAATTTCATCCCCAGTACGCTTTCCTTGGTATTCTAATACTTGTTCAAGAATAGGCTGATTATTTTCATCCCTACCATCCATATCAAGAATTTCAATAGCAGTTCTATCAGCAGCATCGCCTCTGCTTGGGTCGCAAGCACAAAGGTATCTGTGGCCTGGAATAGGAGGCTTCCAAACCCAAGTTTCTTCCATATGAAACATATCTCCGTCTGAATCTTTTGGTAGTGGCTCCCTATTGTTAAGATTTCTTTGCATATCAATAAATTCAGGTGCAACAACATTAGAAGCAGACCCCAAGAATGAAACATCCAACTCTTGAGCAATCTTCATTTCATCATTATTAAATTGTTGGCACATCTGAGTGTACCAAGGGCTGCGAGGTTTCCATCCTTCAGCAACCATTTCTTCCCAATGCTTGCTGTCAAATTTAATATTGCCTTCTTTATCTAAAGTGGGTTCTTGTTTAATGATTACTTCCCCACTTTCTTTATCTTTTCGTAGCCATTCAAGATTCTTATTATAGCGAGGGTCTTGATACCATTTTAATTCAACAAGTTCAAAATTATTCCACTCATCTGTACCTTTTAGTTTTGCTAATCTACAAGTTTCATAGTATAAGAGGTCTTTACCGTTTGGGGTACTAATCATTATTATATGGCCTCCAGTTGAGACCGTTGGAATTGCAGAAGCATATACGTCACGCCCGTTTTCAATGAACGCGGCCTCATCAAAGATAAGCCAAGTAACACCACCAACACCACGGCTCGCATCAGGTCCAGAAGAACGAGCAACTACTTTGCAACCGTTTTTAAGCTTTAATTCTTTACCGTTACACACATCAAAAATAACATTTTTATTAGTAGGGGGTTTTGTAATATCATATCCCATATCAACAAATTCGTCCCCCCACATCCATAATGGGAATTGTAGAAGAAAGTCCCTAATTTTGAAAAGCATTTGCTGTGCAAGGTCGAGAGTATTTCCAATTGCAAGAACTGTTTGAGGTGAGTCTGGGTCAGCAAGCACCATTTCACAAGCAATAAAGCCTCCTGCAGTAGTTGTACATCCCGCTTGTCTTGGCTTTGTTAAGACAACGTTATTTCCACTACCCATTGCTTCACAGAATGCTTTTTGTCTAGGAAATAAAGTAAATGGTACTTCCTTTCTTTGGGTTGCGTCATAAGTTTTTAGGTAATGCGTTGTCATATAAATTCTTGATTTATCCTGATAACACTTTGTATATTCGTCTCGTAATCTATCGAAATCAATCATAATAAAAATAATTTTATAGTAATTATCTTTATAATAAATAGTTTGAAAACATCTTTTTGCTGAAATACAGATATTTATATAAAAACCTTTAATATGAAAACACAATTAAATGAAATTATGAACCTTATGAATAAGATGAATTTATTCGAAGGCAGCTCTGCGAGAATACAAGTTGGCAGAGACGAAATTATTGATATGCTTAACCAACAGGACGAAAATGGCGGTGGAAGGTATGTGTCATTTATATATGCAAAGCCACAATCATTCTATAAAACAAGGAAGAATTGGAGAAAAGACGATGTAACCAACGCCCTTAACAATTATTCAAGAGAAGGCAATGAACATTGGTATGACGCTGTCAGCAATTTCAATAATGATGATACGATAAAAAAACTTAATGGAATTGATGGGATTATTGTAACAACAAGATATAATGTTCATTGGACAACGCCAGATTCATATAAAAAAGCTTATGGCGAGTACTCTGAAAAACTTCATAACCTCAGAATGAGAAATGGTATTGGAATTGAAAGTGATGGAATGTTAGGCGATAATAATAATCAGAGACAGACTTCAGATTATGGGCCACAAGCCAATCAAACAGGAAGGCTTTCAAAGGACTTTAATCTCGCAAGTATGAAAACAAAGCCAGAAAGTACTTGTTATGTTGTTGGTTCAGATGGCGTAATAAAAGGCGAAATTGGTGGAGATGTTATCGAGGCGATGAATAAACCATATGCTGCGCCAGGACCAGAAAAAGCAGTTGCAGAAGTGCTTCAAGGAGAAGCATTGGAAGCATATATGCAAGCAAAGGCTGAATTAGATAAAGAATTTAAAGGAAAGAACTTTCTATTTGATAGAATACTTTCAATTGTGGCTTCCGTAAACGGTACTGCTTACTATTATATAAATGATGCAGCAAAGACTGAAATTGCAGATAAGTCAGAGATTTTCGTCCGTCCAGAAGAATTGTCTAAGATAGCAATTGAGCAACTTTCAAAATCAATTGATGAAGTTTCATTACATCACTGCAAGGAAACCCACTACTTTAGTGGTGGGGGGGATTGCAGTTAATCCTTTTATTTTGGGAACTATATACGTGTTGTCCAAAATGAGCAATAAGAAAACCGTATGTAGAAACTTATAAAAAATTATGAATTTCCACTTCTTGTTTCAGCGAATCACTACTTTTTAGGGGTATTTCTACCTTGTCATCCATAGGAGGATTCTCCACAAGCGTATATTCGGGAGTACGGCTCCCTATTATTCTTATTCCTTCTTCCTTTATATTCAATGCAGCATTGTAATCTCTTTCAATTAGGCTTCCACATTCAGGACATATCCATTGTCTGTCACTTAATTTAAGATTCTTGTTTATATAGCCACAATGATTGCAAGTCTTGGAAGATGGGTAAAATCTATCAACAAAAACCAAATCCCTTCCATACCATAAACATTTGTATTCAAGCATTCTTCTGAACTCGCCAAAATTCATTTCACTTATGCTTTCGGCAAGTTTATGATTTTTCAGCATTCCCTTCACATTTAAATCTTCCATTGCTATGATTTGGTTTTCATCAAGCAACTGATTTGTTATATCGTGAAGATAATTCAGTTTTCTGTTTCTAATCTTTTCGTTTTCTTTTGCAAGTTTAATCCTTGCCTTATTTCTATTGTTACTTCCCTTCTGCTTCTTGGAAAGTTGTCTTTGCAATCTTTTTAGTTTATTGGATTCTGATTTTTTAAAATGAAGGTTTTCAAAACATTCACCTTCCGATGTAACGATAAAATCCTTAATTCCTAAATCAATCCCTACACTATCTTCAGTATATTTAAGTTTCTTTCTAAAATCACCATCAACCAGTATTGAAAGATAAAACTCACCAGTGCAAGTTTTAGATAATGTTGCTGAACGGATACCTTCCTTATTCTTAACCAAATATTTCACATATTCATCGGAACATCTGAAATGTATATCGTGAATATTTGCTAAAGATAACTTGTATGTTGAATAATCATTTCTTTTTGATATTGCCTCCAAAGGAAATCTACAAGATAGTTTATCATCGTGTTTTGACTTGAACTTTGGAAATCCTTTATGTTCCTTAAAGAAATGAGAATAAGCATCAAGCATATCTCTTATTGATTGTTTAAGGACTTTAGTATTCTGTTCATTCAACCAAGAATATTCCTCATATTTAGTCAGTTCTCCGTGAAAGTAATGTCCTAACGTAGTTAACGATTCAGATGTTTTATCTTCCTTATATGATTTAATTTTTTTATCAAGGCACTTATTATAGACAAACCTATAGCACCCAAGCAACTTGTTAAACTGTGTTGCTTGCGTCTTATTAGGATATAGTCTTATTTTAAGTGCTTTTAACATATTACTTTAAAATATAATAGCATCCTCTTGCTAACTCTATTTTATCTCCAACTTCTTTTTCTACAATATTCTTAACCATATTCCAGAATTGTTCGTTAAGTTCAATAATGCTGCCATTTATATTTTTCATTTCATCAGTGACATCATCAATGGGAATAGAAATCGTCATCTCTTTATAAGAAAATATTCTGTTATTTAACGCTTCTGATAAAATAAAATATCTAACTATTACATCATACTTCATTTTTTATTTCTCCTTTGTTTTCTTTCTTCTTTCGGCACTTCTCTTCCCGTAAAATTTCCCTGAGAAACTTGCAAGTAAACTCATCATGTCGGCAGCAAGTTCTTCCGTATCGGAAACATCCATACCATTTATCACTATTACTTCACATCCATAACTTTCAAACATTTTCTTTATGAATTTGAATTGAAATCTGGTTAGTCTATCCTTATGTTCTATGATTAATTTAGCCACTTTCTTTTGTATAATCAAATCAGTCAGTCTTACAAATCCACTACGATTATCATTTAAACCACTACCAACATCTTTAATTATATGTGTGACTCTTAATCCTTTCTTTGCACAATATTCAGAAAGTCTTTGTGATTGCCTATCCAAATCCCCCTTCTGTTTTTGCTCATTTGAACTAACTCTTGCATATGTTGCCACACCATCAGTTATTACTTCTTCTTCAGTTACAACACCAATAAACTCATTCAAATCTTCAAGACGATATCTTCTATGTCCTCCAGCAGTTCTTAATGATTTAAGTTTACCTGCATTATCCCATAGTCTTAAAGTATCATCAGAAACATTTAGATATTCGGATGCTTGTTTTATCGTCAGCATTTTATCCATATCTAAATGTCTTTGTTTTCGAC